ACTTCCCAATCTGTTGATACATGTGTATCAGTTCCGGCATTAGCAACACTGAAAGCGCTGGTCGTTAGTGTAGGATCTTCAGGAACATCCGTAGGAGTGCCTTCTACAGTAAGTGTCGGTGTATTGATAAAAACATTTGATGTAGTGAAACTAATAGAATCGCTATTACCAGATAAATGGCTATCGCTACCATAACGAACACGGACATAACATAGTTGTAATGCGACTCCGACAGACGGTGTCCAAGATGTCACATTTCCTGTAGTGCTTTCCAGTTCAATAATAGCAAAATCTGAGGTGTAACTAAGTTCCCAATGAGTAAATTCGTGGGTTCCTGTATAGGCAGCAATTGTCGTATAAGCGGATGCTGTTATTTCCCCATTGAAATCTACTGCGCCTGTAGTAGGTGCTGTAATTGTTGGTGTTCCGACTAGGAATGCTGGACTTACTGAAACTCCTATGTCAGCGTCTTTAAGAACTGTTGCTAATATATTCGCTCTGTTAATCTTTTTGGAAGCACCACTATCGTTTATAACGAACTCTATAGTATCTGTCGCTGTGGTGAGGGCTGGTAATTCGCTTATTTTGATAGTAGACATTCTATTACTCCGTTTCTATGTATTCAGGTGAAGCGGAGGTTGACGCTTCAGTGATAAAGAATGCGCTCCCGTCTTCTGTTGATATTTCTAATTCTGGTGAGGGTACTGGACCTGAGTTCCCGATAAAGTTACCGACTGAGTGAATCATTCGATTACTAAAGGACTGGAAAAGTGGACCAGATAATCCCCGCGTTCGGAACATAATTAAAGGCTTGAATTTCATGCTATACCCTCGCAGATATACACCATTCAGGGTGTAATAATTGAAATTGTTTTGCGCCTCGCATCCGCTCATGCTCTACTTTGCTTTGCATAAGTTTGAACGTTTCGGGATTGTCTCGAGTAAAGATATTATATTGAAATACTGACGGAATAGAGAATGAAAACCGGATGTCTTCATCTTCATGCACGCTCAGCTTAGCACGTGATAATAGCTCACTTTCACGTAGCCTTTTTGTTTTTTCGTTTGCTGCATCATCATAGAAGATAGTATTGGCGTATAGGTTGCCATCTTCAGTCTTGATGTGAGTAACGTGATTACTCATGCTCGACCCTGAACTAGCTTAATACTTACTTTAGCTTCAGACTCTAGCAAGGTAATTTCACCGCCTGGGACAACTCGCCCGCGCGAAGTAAAGATATTTGCTTTGCCGGAATTTGTGTAGACCGACTCAACGTTGTTTGATTTTTTGGTACGTTTTGCTTTTGGTTTTTCGTCTATCATTTTAGCCCCTATAGATAAAAAAAGGGGGTATTTCTACCCCCTGATTGGTTAAACTACCGCAGGAAGCGCGTAATCTATGTCGGCCACAACAGCAGACCCAGTTTCGTTAAGAGAACAAAGGTTAAAATCGACAGTGATCTGACGGTTTTCCGCTGTACCTGTACGAGCCAAATCTTTAGTCTCGTAGCCTTGTAAATAGGCACGTTCCCAAAGCTCAGTATCAAGCAAGAATAAATCAGCAGCACCCGCAGCACTATCGGGCTGAAAGCGGTTAGGTGTCAGAACTAATGTCCCATAGTTTGTCACGAATACGTTAACTGCACCCTGAGCTACGATACCACCGGTACTACGACCACCACCAGACCCATTATCTGTACGGTTACCTTGTGATGCTTCAGATTGAAGTGTTGCTATTCTTGCTGAGCTTGAAAAAAGATAATCACTTAATATCTCAATAACAGCAGGAGTTGACATCGCCACAGTGGGGTTTCCACCTTTCTCGTAAGCCGATCTCATCATGTTCTTGATGGATGTCTCAGATAAAGCACGTTTAGTACCAGCAACTGCTTTCGTTGTTGGATAGCCACCAGGGTTGCCAGATAATACCGGATCAGCACCAGTAGCACCACGATCAGTATTAACCGCGGCTTGGCCTGTTCCGATCCATCCACCGATCCCAGCAGTTTGACCCGCTACTGTAGCACCATCACCTGGGACAGCGATATTGTTGGAACAATACGTAGCTTCTTCATCCCGCTTCAAGCCTTTCTGCCTACGCATCAACTGACGGATTAACTCGTCACTTGAACCGACTGTATCTACTTGACGGCCACGATCTGAAACACGAACCACTTTAGACGCGATTTGAGAATAGTTGCCTACTCTTTCGCCTGTTCTTGTGTCGTTTCCAGCTGCATCAGCACCATCAACAACCGCATTATTTGCTGTTGCATCTTCAAGGTCTTCCATAACCCACTCTTTAAAAGTATTTTCCGCCGTTGTCGATCCTGTGCTATCACAGAAAGGACGGTCGATTGGGTCGATAGAGAAAATCTTATCCATCAAGTCTTCGCGGATATATCCGCCGACAGGCACTGCGCCCAGGTTTACTGCATCTAAGTTTGTTGTAGCCATTTTATATTACTCCAGAATTAAAAGTTATGCGCGTGTGCGCGTGTTTATCAATGCAAACAACTTTATAAGTCAGGCGTAATCTCTTACAGACTAATTGAGGTGTGTAATCTCTTACAGATTGATTAAGGTGGCCTAAGCCACCTTGTTCGTTACTTATACACGCTTAAGAACCAGAAAGCAACGCCTTAACAGCATTAAATTTATCTGTCTTATCTCCTGTCCGTGTTGCTTTGTTTGCTAATGACTTCACTGCGTCATGATTAACCGCTCGACCCCCGCCTTTTAGAACCCTGGGGGCTTTACGTGCGCTCCGTGCTTTATCGATTGCTGCACTTGAGCTTGCCTCCAGTTTCTTCAACCTTACATAGTCATTAAGCATGTAAACAGCGCGAGCATCTGCCATAGTGTTGATTTCTTGAGAATTAAAGCCTAGGCCTGTTAAAGTCTCCTTTATATCGTTCTGCCCTTGCTTCATGATCTCAGGGTCTGACCAACTAGGTATTAATTCATGCATCCGCGCGGATTGCTGCTGTAAATGCTCCGCTTTGAAATGATTTTGTTGCTGCTCAACTTGCTGCACTTGCCCGCGGGCTTGCGAGTAGGCTTCTTGGAATTTCTGCTTTGATAATGCCGCCTGACCTGGGTCGTTTTGCTCTGCTTCTGCCCAGTCTATGCCCTGGTATTGGTTCTGTAGTGACACCAATGCGGCCTGTGCCTGCTGCATCTCCTGAGATACCGCGTTGACTCTCTCAGAATTGCCTTGATACTGTGCTGCTTGTGCTTCTAGCTCTGTAATCCGTGCCTTTGAGGCCGTCTCTGTCCGTAATGACTCTTGGTAGCGGTCTTTTAGTTGCCCTAGGGGTACAGCTTCCTGACCGTCACCCATCGGGACATTCATCCCATATAGATCGGCAGCTTCCCAGCCAATCGCTTCGGCTAGTCCTCCAATCGTGGATATTTCATCTTCAATCGGAGCGGATGATTCAGCTACTTGCTCAACCGGCTCTTCAATCACTTCTTCAACCGGGTCTTCCTGAGTGCTTTCGGTGATTGTTTCCTCTAGCAAAGGCTCTAGGTCTTGAGCGGGTGCTGGCTCAGTCGTTGTCGGCGGTTGAGGGCTGATTTCACTCGCTATTGCACTAATTTGATCTGCCATACTTTCCATTATATTGTCTCCAAATAATTAATTTCTTCTGCTACTAATGTCGCATATCCCGCTATGTCAACCATGTTATCAGCGTATGCGGGATCACCCGCTAAAATACGAGCCATCTTGTGAGCTATCATCTCTAAAGCTTCGCGCTGTACGTTGGGGAGCGTGTCCCAGTTCCCTACTCTCATCGCTGACTTAATGCCTTGGCTTATACGAGCATTATCCCTGAATTCACCATACGTGTTTCCTCTGGCTTTCAGTATCACATCAAGGTTTATCTTATTCATTGATGTTAGCCTGCACAGACTCTGCAATAATCTCTCGCATCTCAGCGAAAAGAATATCTCTGTTGTTCATCAATGCCGCTATGACTTCCCGCTTCTTCTCATCACCCGCCTGAAACCTTTTCAGCAGCTTGAAATCTATGCGGTCATTAATCGCTTGTATTTCTGCTTCGTGGTTTAATAAAACCATCTTCGAGAATGTCAATAATCTCTCTTTGCTTACTTCGCTTCTCATCTTTTTCTGTCTCCAGATTGTTGTTAAAAATTAAATCCCAGTTTGCACCATACTCTTTCTCATTAGTTGGCCTGCGTAAACTACCTTTACTCATTCAAGCAATCCTTTCCTATAGTTATAGATAAACTCGCTCTCTGGTACATCATAATCTTTCGGGAAAGGTCGAGCTATCCGCTCTGGCATAGTCATATCCATGCGAGCTTCCACGGCTCTTGCATCAGCTTCACCGGCCAGTCGCTGGTATTTTTCATATGGGGTTTTACTTGCTAATTTTAATGCTTCCCTACGTTTAATAATACTCTCCGAGCTTTCCCCACCTAGTACAATACTTTCTGCACCTAAAGCGGGGTCTCTTCCCAGCATAGACTTAAAAGTAACCTTAGCCTGATCTATATCCCCCTTCATTTTAGATGTTATTTTATTTAGAATATTTGCGTCCGATAGCATGTCTATATCAGCAGCATTATCTACCGTGGTAAACTGCTTTTGGCTTCCCCCCAATGGAAGGTTTTCAATATCCTGTATCCCATGATTTAATTCATGTAGGTTTGTTGACCTCTTAGTGCTAGAACCCCCATCCCACAAAGTAACCGATGCTGGAGTTTTCCATTTCGCATCTTCTGGCGTGTATTGTCCAGACAATCTTGCTTTTGATCTAAACGGATAATCTATGGATTGCACATCTTTTAAATCAGGATAAGCATCTAGCATTGCTGGATGGTCTGTGCTTTTAGCAACAGTCCCTTTTCTATAACTCATCCCACTAAATGATTCTTTATCTAAATTCTCAGGCGTGTACTTGTAGGCACTATCATCGATCTCCCATTTAAGATTGCCATCACCGTCAAAAAAAGCAGGCTGATTAAACTCTTCGCCAGTGGTTTTCCATATCTCATCGCGTGAGTAGCCTGCTGCTTTCATCTCATCAGCACGCTTGAGCATGTCTGGGTTGGCTGTCTTTGCCATGCGTCCTGCTATCGTCCCACCCATTGCAACATTCAGTACATCGGCAGCTTCCCAATCCATCGGGTCTTTATCTAGCATAGGCAATCCACTTTTGATATTTCCCGCAAACATATCCAACAATCCACGAGCGCGATCACCCATCAGCCCCTCAGATAATGTGTCGTAGGTCTCTGATCCGTGTTTTTTTATCTCATCAAAAAGTCCCATTTATACACCCTTTAGTTTTACCGCAACCTGCTCATGCTCACTGTTGTAAGCTAGAAATTTCACTAACATCTTTTTTTCGTCCAAGAATTCTGTGAAGGCTTTTATTTCATGCTTATCAAAGCCTGGGTAATTATAAAGCTCATCAAAAACGATGACCGTCCCCGATACTAAATTATCAGATAGAATATCAAATACGGTTTTAGTAGAAGCGTAAAGATCGCAATCAATATGAAGAAATGCTATGGGTGCGTCTTTCAATATTTCCTTTTTAAATTCAGGCAATGAATCATGGAATAAGCCCTCCTTTATAATTACATTTGATGCTACCTCTGGAATATAATCAGTAGCAAACACCCCTCTCTTAAAAATATCTGTATCATCTCTTTCCCAATCTTCAGGCAAGCCCTCGAAAGAATCAAATCCATATATTTTCTTATCAGGGTTATGATGGGCTATAAAATTAATCGTTCCACCAGTAAAGACTCCCATCTCTAAATGAAAACCATCCAAAGAGACATGATCGAAAGCCTCAAGCAAAACCTCTCCAGCAGCACTATATTTTATAGCGTCACTGAAAAGCTTTAAAACTGCATCATTCTTTTCCTCAAACGATTTCATTACTTACCATATCAGCGTTAAGATCGCGTCCAGCCTCCAGCTCTAGCTTCGTCAGCTCCAAAGCCTGCTTGCTTTCGTTTTCTTCTTTCTTGAGTTGGTTATCTAGATATAACTTCGCGTAATCGAATTCTAATTCTGCTGACTTCTGGTTTGCGTTAGCCAGCTCTTTCAAGCCTTGTATCTCAGCTTTCAACTGCTCATTCTGTACCTTAACCTGATTCGCCTGCATATCCGCTTGGCCTTTAAGCATCTCCGCCTGAGCAAGCATCTGTTGACCCTGCATCATTGTCTGCTGAGCCTCGTCCATCTTCTGTTTTTCTTGCTGCTTCTGCTGAGTTTGCTGCTGTTTTGCTTGCTGCCCTTCAGGTGATGTAATGTCTACATAATACCGCTCAGGTGTTGTGACCCCAGAGTATTTAGCCCCATCAGTCAGCGCATCATATTGCTTTTCTTCTGAGAATAATACTGACCCCGCTTGTGCAAGCATTCCTTGGACCTGTGCAATCTGATTCATCACGCCCGCCATCTGCTGATTCTTAGCATGTGAATTGCCCATCTGGACTCTTACTACTGGTCTATCTTTCCATTCAGCAGGCGTACTATTTACCCACTTACCACCGATACGAGCGTTGACTGGTGATTTCATATTGGCTTTGATGACAGCATGGAGTGTGATAAAGATACCTTTCACTACTGTCTCTGCAATCGTGCGGGCTATTAATGTATTCGCCAGCTCCATCGCACTCATGACCCTTTCTATGCCGTGCGCAGAATCACCAGATACACTCTGTGCCGCATTAGCTGTACTAATTGCACTACCGCCACGCTCTTGGCGCTGAGCATCCATCATACTGAGCAATGAATAACTAGATTGACCGACTTCTGGGTTTGGAAACTGGAACGCAGCACCAGGGTTTGTTACTCGTACGATACCACCCGTTGAGCTGCTTAATATATCATCGAGATTCGCTTCGCCAGTCACCACTCCGATTCTAGGATTTGCGCTTAACGCTGTGCTGTCTATGACTGATCTGATCAGATTCGTCTTAACATCCTGAATACCCTTTAATCTGTCGAATAAACTCACACCTTCATAGGCATGCGGCATAATCGTGCCAACACCCCCAACGAGTGGTGTGTGATCACAGACATCATTGCTTAATAGAGTATCATCCCCAGCAATCACTACCTTTCGTCGCTCAGCTAGACCATCGCCATCGAAATCAATATTTATAAAACATTCGTATACCTGGATGAGCATGGTGCTATCGTCAACCGAGCCATAATCTGAGTTGCTTCTGGCATAGGAGGATTCCTGACCGCTATTATAATCCGGTAGCTTCTTAACGACCTCGGGATCAAAACCCTGCGCTATCAGTGAGCTTGCTGTCTCAACTTTCGAGTGTGCAACAAATCGTGCGTCAAAAAGTACAGGACTGTGATGATCTGATCCGACAACTAAATTTTCAGGCGCAATCGATTCTATGACAGGCTTCCCAATCATCTTGATACGCTTGATCTTTACGCGATAGGTCTCAATAACCTGCCCCATGTCCGCGGGCATCCCGGTTATCGGGTCAATCATTGGTGGGATTTCTACTTGGCCATCCACTTCTTGCTCGACTAGCTCAACAGATTCATTTTCTTGCTGAGGCTGTAGCACTTGCGGGATAGCCATGGCGGGGATACCGTCCAACTCTTCATAGCTAACTTCGCCACGCTCATCCCAATAGACTTTAGCAGTGCAGTTGCGATTCAACAGCGCGTCTTTCACCAGCTCTTGTAAAATTAAATATCCGCTATACTCTGTAAAGAATAAATGGTTTGATAGCGCAGTTTCTACTTCTGCTTGCTCAACATCTTCTTCACTTACTGGATCAAACACACCCAGCTCGTTAGTCTGAAAAAGTGGCATTATCTCAGCCATCGTAGACTCAACGGCTGACCTTAAATCATCGCTAACATAGACAGAGGAGTCGCGATCACGTGCTTTTCGTGCTGAAATACCTGGCAAACGAGCATTATAATATTCGAGTGGTAGGGATATTTCCTGGTTATCGCTTCCATTTTCTCCCCCCAGACCCTGTGAAATCTCTTGGGTACAGACTGAGACTAGCTCGGCATCACTCATGGGAGCAACATCATTGCTAGCCATCTCTTCTTCTTCGATTAGCTGCTGTACTGCTGCTTCTTTCTTGTTCATCATAATCTGCTACCTGTTGATTGATTCATTCCAGTCATCGCCTGAGAACTGTTCTGTTTTGTGCCGAGTCACTGCGAAATAACGAACTGAATCGCAAAAGTCTGAACACCAATCGTGCAATGGATTGTCTTTAAACACCATCTTTTTATCATCATACTCTGTACGGTAAAGTCTTAACGCTTCGATACCCGTCTTACATTTCTCAGCATCAATCCAGACTTTCGGGAGTATCATCCTAACGGCATTGATTCCATCAGCCACAAATGTTTTCTTCGCAACCTCAAACTTGATACCCAGATCACGTGCTATATCTATCCGGCTGTTACCACTGCCCAGCTCTCTGACTGCGATGTCATGTGGCGCGATGTGCTGTACATAATCATAGGGCATTGAGTTTACAATCTTAATAATCTCAGGCAATCCAGCCCCTTGAAAGGATAGACAATTGATCGCTCTTATTTCTGTGCGCGAAACTTGCCAAAACCAAATAACAGTAGCATCACTTATTCCCAAATCCCATGAAGTTATCACTCGCATCGTAGGATCATAAGGGACAGCACAGATTCTACCGTCATCTTCCATCTCAGTCATCAGCTTTCCGTAATAAGCACCGCGTATAGCTGCCGACCAACTGCATTCGAATTCTTGATCATACTGCTCTGGCGTCATATCCTTTGCAGCAGCTTCCAGCTCTTCGCTATCTACAATGCCTGTTTCACTTGCCTTGAATGTCCTGGCTGTCCAGTCTTCATCGCTTAGTGCGTGCTGATAAAGATCGTAAAAGTTGTTATGCCCTTGTGGCGTACCGATGAAGTCAGCCCATCCTTTACGGTCAGACAGTGCGGGTCGTA